TGGTGTTGCTCATGAGTGCCAGTGTAGCGCCAGCGCTTGCCAACGCCAACGTCACGCCTGGGTCGTTTGGACTATTTCTCAGCGTCCCTTCAGTTCCACACCGTGGAACACGGACCCACCCCCCGTTGTGACGTCCGTCACAACCGCCACTGGCCGGGCGGCCGACCCTTTCGTTGTGTTCCTGGTTCGTTGGCCGCTACTGCTGTTGTCACCGTGTGGGTTCGTCTGGTTGGCCTGACGCCTGCGATGCGAGATGCGGGGTTGTTACCGCTGGTCGTACGCTGGTGGTGATGGTGAGCCCGTTGAAGCGGACTGTGGCGACGACTCGTGATGGCCGGGATTTGTCGGTGTCTGATGTGGTCACTGAGGCGTTGCGTGCGGGCGCCCCTGTGGAGACTGCTGCTCGTCTGGCGGGGTTGGCGCCGCGTGAGTTGACCCGGTTGTTGAGTGACGGTGGGCGTCTGGCTGATCTGGTGGCGGCGAGATCGAAGCGTTTGTCTGATCTGTCGGCGTCTGAGCGCTCGTTGTTGCGCTTCGCGCGCTCTGCCAGCGAGGCGTTGGCGACCAGCGAGCAGCGCTTGTTGCAGCAGTTGAATCGTGCGGTGTTCGTGGGGGACGCGCCGTTGCGTAAGACTGTCGAACGTTTCGACGGTTCTGGTTCGCTGATCGAACGTCGCGTGTCAGAAGAACCGCAGCAAGTGGATACCCGAGCAGTGATGTGGTTGTTGGAACGCCGTTTCCAAGAGCATTGGGCGCCGACGAGTCATCAGACGATTGACGTCACCGTGAAAGAAGACGCCGTGCGTGCGCAACGCGACGCTCTGCTCTCTGACTTGGAGCGCATGGCGTCGGCGTTGGCCGCTCGTGATGCGCTGGTGGAAGCCCGTCAGCATGCGTCCACCATCGAAGACGCCGAACTGGTCGAGTAGCATCCCGCCCACGATCTGGGTACTGGGGGCGGTATGCGCACACAACAATCACGGCACTCCATCATTGTGGCGCCGTTCGTGGGGCTACCGCTGTTGGGGGCTGTCGCGCTGCTCACGATCTCGACACCTGCCAGTGCTGGCGGGGGGGACCACCCATACCCGACCACGACGCACGCGACGACGACTGTCCACGCCACGACGACCGCTGCGACGACGCCGCCGACGAGCGCAGCGACGACGACGAGCCCGCCCACGACACAGCCTGCGACGACGACGACACCAGCACCGCCACCGCCGACGATCGCGACGACGACGACCCAAGCCGCCACGACCACAACCGCGACGACGCTGCCTGCGACGACCACGACAGCGAGTAGCGCGACGTCGATCCCGAGAAAGGTGTGGGTCTGCAAGTTCGTCGGCACCCCTGGTGTGGATGAGCGCTTGCAGACAGGTCAGAACCCGATCTCTGTCAGCGTCAACGCCATCCCAGGTGGCGCTTTCATCGGCGCTGAGTTCGCTGATCGTCAAGGGCGTTCACTCGTCATCGCGTTCGATGACGGGGGTCCCGAGCCGAGCGTGGATCAGTGCCGTCCCACGCCGCCCACGACGACTATCCCCGCCACGACGACGACCCAGCCCGCCACGACCACGACCACGAGCGGCACGACAACGACGCTCCCCACTGGCGGCCAGTTCTCGTTCCCGGCTGTGACAGCGATCTGCCCAGACGGTGAGACGCCGCTCATCGCGATCACGTTCCCCAGCATCCCGGCGTTGAACAGCATGGTCGGCACGCTCACGTTCTCCACTGGCGGTTCGATCCCGCTGACGTTCATCTCTGGGGCCACAGTCCAAGTGCCGTGGCCCGCGTCGGCTGGGACCGGCTCTGTGACGCTGAACTACACAGTGGGCGGCGAGACGGCCACGCCCGTCACGCTCTCGTTCCCCGAAGACTGCGTGCCAACCACCACAACGCTGCCAGGCACAACGACACTGCCGTCAACGACACTGCCGCCCACAACGACGTCTCCCACCACGACCACACCCGCCACGACTCTGGCGCCGACGACCACCCTGGCGGGGGCCACGACGACTGGTCCGAGTGGGACGACGACGACGGCATCACTCAACGATAGGTCGCTCTCCATCGGCTCAGCCGCCAGTGTGTGTTCGCGTGACGTGCCGTTCATCGACATCACGTTCGGCAACCAGCCAGAGTTCAACGGTCTGGTCGGCACCATCACGTTCTCGACCCTCGACGGCGACTTCGTGGAGACGATCCCGGTCACGTACCAAGCCAACTCGACGGTACGACTTGTGTACCCTGGCGCTTCGTTCGACCCGGTGACTGGCGAGGCGACTGACTGGCCTGGCTGGGTGCTCAACGACGACGGCTTCTGGGTGCTCGACCCGACTGACGCAGAGTTCCGTGATGGGCTGACTGTCACCGCGACGCTGCCGCTCACGGCGGGGGGTTCGCTCGGTCAGTCGCTGCGGCCCATCTTCCAGCAGGTCGTGACGGCCACCACGACGATCACGTACCCGCCAGAGACGGCGCTGTGCGCGTCCCCAGAAGGCCCGTTCGGGCCAGACGTCCCGCTCGATGAAGGCGGCTTCCCCATCGTGCGACCGGCGTCGTTGACCCAACTCCCCCCAGCCGGGGGGACGCTGACGTTCGTCCGACTGGCAGGGGCGCTCGTGCTCATGGGCGTCGGTGTCGTCGCTGTGCCGATCGCGTGGCGCCGCTCTGACGAGTTCGGCTTGTGAAACGGTACTGGTTGGCACCCGTTGTAGCGTTACTGCTCAGCGCCTGCACGCCGATGCTGCACATTCACGAACTCGGCATCCACGAACCGATCGTCAACGGCGGCCAAGCCACCATCGACCAGGGCAACGTCGCGTTCTTGTACGGCAACCTGCTGGCAGGGCATCGCACCACCCACGGCTCGGTGTTCCGCTCGCTCCCCGCGATCGACGTGGGCGACCGGTTCTGGACGACCGGCTTCATCGGCGGGAGATCGCAAGAGTGGAAAGTCGTGAAGAAGGTCGTTACCGCTTCCAACTCAGCGGGGCAGATTTCTGGTTGGCCGCTGGTGCTCCAAACCTCCGTCCCGGGCGGGCGGCTGCTGGTGTTCTGCCAGCCGACATGATCGTGCGCATCTCTGACCCGGCGTTGGCGCAGCGGCTACGAGAGCGAGCCGACAAGCACCACACGTGGCCAGCGGTCATCGTCGCTGAGGCGTTGCGCGCCCATCTACGACGGCTCGATGACGTGGACAGCGCGTATGCCGAGCCGTTGACTGACTAGCCTCCGCTCGTGGAAGGCGAAGTGCTCTACGCCGATCGGGTGATGCTGCCGATCTCGTTCGCTGACGCACGCGATCTGACCGCTGATCTGCGCGAGCACCTGGCGATCAGCGGCGCTCTGCTCTTGGAGGCGTACGAACGTCAGGCGTATCGAGCGCTCGGCTACGCCACGTGGGGCGAGTACGTCAAGCGGGAGTTGGCCAGCGCGCTCTCGTCGGTGCAGCGCCGTCTGGACCACACCCGGCTGATCCGAGCGCTCGTCCAGATGGGCGTGCCGCCAGAGACGATCCCCCCTGTGCCGCTGGTCATGGCCAACGAGGTCTTGCGCGGGATCACGCGCATCGAAGCAGCCGACGAGCCCGTCGATGAGGTCTTGGCCATCGTGGAGGCCATCAGAGCCCGCTCACTCCCAGCGGTCACCCCTGACGAGATCGAACGAGTGCTCGTCAAGATGCAACCGACGATCGAACGCGCCGCGGAACGTGTGGGTTTGAGTCCGACTGCGTGGCTGGAACGGGTCGTGAAGGCGTCAGCGTCGGTCGTCGGATGCGACTGACCGCCCCTGAGCAGAGCCTCTTCTCTCCCAGCGGCGATCAGAGCGTGGCCGAGAAGATCGCCATGCTCTCCCCCGAAGCCCGACTCGATCTGATCCATCGCATCGGGGAGGACGAGTTCTTCGCCCTGATGGCGACGTGGGAGTTCTGGGCGCGCCCTGAGCAGTTGGAACCGAAGCAGTGGTTCCGCTGGTGGCTGCTCATCACCGGTCGTGGGTTCGGCAAGAACCGCACCGCTGGCGAGTGGGTCGTGGATCGCGCTGAGCGGTTCGACGCCAACCCGCTGGTGAACGTCCATCGTGTCGCCCTCGTCGGTCGCTCGTACGCCGACGTGCGCGACGTCATGATCGAAGGCGAATCGGGGCTCACTGCGATCTGCGAACGTCGCGGCATCCGAGCGCTGGTCAACCGCACGCTGCCCGCTCGACTGGAACTCCCTGATCTGCGCACCGTGATGCTGTCGTACTCGGCTGAGGAACCGTCGAAGATGCGCGGCCCCAACTTCCACACCGCATGGATGGATGAGCCGTCCACGTGGTCCGGCAAGGTCGATGCGATGGGCGAGTCGGCGTGGTCGATCCTCGACATGGCGTTGCGTCTCCCCCCCGACCCGCGCGGGATCGGCACGATGACCCCCAAGCCGGTGCCGCTGGTGACGCAGTGGGTGGCGGACGCCAAGAACCCCGATCGGGGCATCACCATCTCCACCGGTTCGACGCTGCGCAACGCCGCGAACCTCGACCGCACGTTCCTGGCGTCGATCATGGCCCGCTACGACAACACTCGTCTCGGCGCCCAAGAGATCGAAGGCATGCTGCTGGAAGAAGCCGAAGGCGCCTACTGGTCGTCGGTGATGCTCAACGAGACGCGTGTCCCCGAAGTGCCGACGATGGACTTGCCGCTCGATGTGTGGGTTGGTGTGGACCCGCCCGCTGAGTCGGTCGCGGAGTGCGGGATCATCGTGGCTGGCGCTCCCAAGCGGCAGCGCAAGTCCACCCGCCACGCCTACGTGCTGGACGACTTCTCTCTCCACGGGACCCCCGAAGCGTGGGCCAAGCGGGTCATCGACGCGGTGCGCTACCACAACGCGACGGGAGTCGTCGCAGAGGTCAACAACGGTGGCGACATGGTGCGCGCCGTGATCCACGCCGTCGATCCCACCATCAAGGTCGAGAAGGTGCGAGCGTCGCAGAACAAGCAGACCCGAGCCGAGCCGGTGGCCCTCATGTACGACCGTCATCGCGCCCACCACGTGAACTTCCTCGGGTTCTTGGAGGCGCAGATGATGACGTGGGTGCCAGGCGAGTCGGTGTCCCCCGACCGGCTCGACGCGTGCGTCTGGGTGCTGACGCACCTGCTTCCCATCAAGGGCGCGGGTTCGGGGGCTCGTGCGTTGGTGGCCTCGTAACCGAATCATCACGTGTGAACAGGTGTTGCTTAGGGCATACTTGGGCCATGGCTGCCTCTGTGATGCTCGGCGTGAACGAGTTGCTGGGTGACCTGTTCCGTCACAACATCGCCGTGCTGATCGAGTGCGATCCCGATTCGATCCCCGGCGTGACGTGCAAGGCGTACTCGCGTCTGTCCCCCACGCCGGTCGCGGTGTGCTCGGGGGTGACGCTGCGCGAGACGCTGGCGACGCTGCACGAGGCGATTCTGGGGGACTAGACCTGGGTCGTGGCCAAGAAGAAGAAGGTCGCGAAGAAGGTCCGCACAGAGCGGGAGTTGATGCACTGGGCCTGGGCACTGGTAGCCAACGCCTACGGCGGTCCCCCCTGGAACGAAGCGTCGCCTGAGTGGAAGGACGCCGCGACGACGTGGACCGCCGCCTACCACGACTACCTCAAAGCGCCCCCGGCGCTGCCAGAACTGATCGAGGTCGATCCGACCACGTAGCCTGCGGCCAGTGTCCGACTGGCTGCTCTACCTGCTGTTCGCGCTCAGCGTGTTCCGAGTGGCCCGGCTGCTGGCCCAAGAGGAACTTGCGCGCCCTCTGCGTGAGCGGGTGGCGCGCAAGTTCGGGCCAGAGTCTCGTTGGACGTATCTCGTGGAGTGCCCGTTGTGCCTGTCGATCTGGATCGGCGCGCTCACCGTTCCGTTCGTGATGATCTGGCCGGACAATCGTGTCGTGATCGCCGTGCTGTTCGTGCTGGCCGCCAGCGCGCTGACGGTGCTGCTCATCAACAAGGGAGAGCCGAATGACTGACCGCACGGGTGCGCCCCCTGTTCTCCCTGCCCCGAAGGCGCAGCACGCCAAGGCGCTCGTCGCGTCTGCCCGGCTGGTGCAACCCAACGCCGCGGCACAGATGCGACCGATGACGAACGACTGGCAGGCTGAGGTCTGGGGTTACTTCGACGCCATCGGTGAGTACCGCTTCGGCGTCCAGTGGTACTCCAACGTGCTCTCCAAGGTGCGACTCGTCGCCGCGACGCCCGCCAAGTCGCCTGGTGACCCGCCGACCGTGATCGTGTCGGGTGCCGCTCGCGACTTCATGGATCAGTTCTGCGGCGGGATCATCGGCCAGGCCCAACTCATGTCGGACCTTGGGGTGCAACTGCTCGTCCCCGGCATCGGGTGGCTCGTCGGCCAAGAGGAAGAGGACGTGCAGGTCTGGCAGGTCCGCTCCAACGAAGAGGTCAGCAGCGACGGCCAGCAGTGGCGTGTCCAAGACGAAGGGACCTGGAAGCCGATCCCCGGCGCTGTCGTCATCCGAGTGTGGCGTCCCCACAAGCGGTTCTCGTGGATGCCCGACTCGCCGTCGAAGCCGCTGCGCGGCACGCTCAACGAGGTCACGCTGCTCTCCGAGCACATCAACGCCACCGCCACGTCGCGACTCGCGGGGGCGGGGATGGTCGTCATCCCGTCCGAGGCTGAGTTCCCACGGGAGAACCCGGACGCTGACGAAGCCGAGGAACTGCTGGAAGCGATGAAGAAGCAGATGTCCACGGCTCTGCTCGACCGCTCGTCAGCAGCGGCGGTCGTCCCGTTGCTGCTGCGCATCCCCGGCGAGTTCTGCGACGCGGTGCGCCACGTCACGTTCTCGACACCGTTCGACGCTCGGGTGCTGGAACTGCGGGAGAATGCGTTGCGTCGTCTGGCGCTCGGGCTCGACGTACCCCCCGAGATCGTGCTCGGCCTGGGCGACGCGAACCACTGGTCGGCGTGGCAGATCGAAGAGTCCGCCATCACACTCCACGTGGAACCGCTCGCTGAGGTCATCGTGGGCGCGCTGACGGAGCACTACTTGAAGCCGCTGCTGGAAGAGGCGGGCGAGCAGACCGATGCGATCGTGTGGATGGACACGTCCGAGTTGCGCACGCGCCCGGATCGGTCGAAGGACGCGATCACGCTGTACGACCGCCAGGAACTGTCTGGGGACGCGATGCGTCGCGAAGCAGGCTTCTCCCAGGACGACGCTCCTAGCGAGCAGGAGCGCTTGGAGATGATGGCGTGGAAGTTGGCCCTGGCGTCCCCGCAGATGGCCCCGCAGTTGGTGCAGTACCTGGGGCTGGAACTCGATGACTCGTCGCTACCTGAGAACGGGCCGATGCAGCCGCCAGGCACTCCGAAGGCCAAGCCGTCTGAGCGTCCGTTGCCGCAACGCCCAGAAGGCGAGCCGCAGAAGAAGGACGAAGAGGCGCCGATCGCGGCGTCAGGCTCGATCATCGCCGCACTGCTGGCGGCGTGCGATCAGGTGGTGGTGCGCGCGTTGGAGCGGGCAGACTCGCGACTGCGCAACGCCGTGGGTCGCAAGGACCACTCTCACCAAGCGGCCCAGTGCGATGACCTGCCACCACGGCGTTGCGTAGCGGACGTGTCGGCGTACGCGTCGTTCGACACGCTGCTGGAAGGCGCCTGGGTCCAGGTGCCGATCATCGCCAACCGCTACGGCATCGACGCCGACGCGTTGTGCTCGGTGCTCGACGCGTACTGTCGCTCGCTGCTGGCGGCGAACCTGGAACACGACTTCGATCGGCTGACCAGCGTGCTGCTCGACGGGGCTCGTGCCCATCAGGAGGCTCTGCGCTCGCCGCTGCTCGTCCGCCATGGATGACAGCGCAGCGTGCGGGGCGTAGCGTTCGGCCATGCCGGACATTCCGTGGAGTGGCCCGATCGTTCGCGAGGGGATCAGGACCGGCGATGGCCGTCTGATCCACGAGAACGCGCTCACGTGGGGAGAGCCGCCCTTCCCGTTGGAGTGGGTGCGCATGAGCGACGAGGTGCCGCACGGCAACAAGGTGGTGGTCGGCATGATCTCCACCCTGGAACGCCAGCCCGTCGAGGACCATCACGTGCTCCACGGCCGCGGCGTGCTGTTCGATCAGCCTGAGCAGGAAGAGGTCGCCAACCTGCTGCGCAACAAGGTGATCGGGCCGAGCGTCGATCTGGACGGCCCGTTTGAGGTCGAGATCGTCATGGTGATGCCCGACTTCGATGAGGAACCCGAGACGAACGACGACGGCGAAGAGACGGTCACGATCAAGCCGAAGCCAGACCAGACGGACTTCTACGCCGCGACGGTGCGTGGAGCGACCTTGGTGTCGATCCCGGCGTTCGCGGAGTTGCAGTGGGAACTCGGGGAGGCCGAGGCGGTGGCTGTCGCCGCGTCGATCACAGCGGCGTCGATGCCAGCCCCGCCGATGACCCCTCCTGTCGAGTGGTTCCGCGACCCCGCGCTGGAAGAGGTCACGCCCATCACGGTGCTCGACTCGGGGCGGGTCTACGGCCATGTCGCCGGGTGGGCTGACTGCCACACGGCGTACGACGTGTGCGTCTCCCCGCCTCACTCGACCAGCGGGTACGCCTACTTCATGACCGGCGAAGTGCTGTGCGACGCGGGTGAGCGCATCCCAGTCGGGCAGATCACCATCTCCACGGGGCATGCCCCGATGCGCATGGGAGCGAAGGCGGCAGCGTCGCACTACGACAACACCGGCTCTGTCGTCGCTGACGTCGCGGTCGGGGAGGATCGCCACGGGCTGTGGATCGCCGGGTCGCTGCGCCCCGGTGTGACAGACGAGATGGTGCGGGCGCTCATGTGCTCGGACGTGTCGGGGGACTGGCGACCGCTGCGAGGCGGGCTGGAACTCATCGGCGTGCTCGCTGTGAACGTCCCCGGCTTCCCCAAGTCGCGAGTCGCGGCTCGGGTGGCGAGCGGCGCCGTCGAGACGCTTGTGGCCTCTGCTGGTCCCGTACTCCACCAGGTCGGGCCGCCGTTGGACACGAAGCGTCTCGCGGCCCGCGTCGCCGCGTCGGTTGGTCACGACACGTGGCAGGCTGAACGTTCCAACGCCGCACGTGAGCGGCTTGTCGCCTTGAAGGGGTAGCCATGTGCTGTGGTCGTGGTGGAACGCCGCCGACGTCGCGGGTGGTGGGGAGCGTCGCGGGGCCGGTGATCCAGACCCCGCAGTTCTTCGTGGAGGTCCAAGGGCGTCGCCTCAACAAGTCGTGGACGAGCCTCATCGCAGCGAGCGAGGAAGCGAAGCGACTCGGCGGCTCAGTCGTACCCGCCTAGCCCGCGACGCACACCGCGATGCGCGCCGTCAGATCGGGGCGCTGATGCACCTGGATGATCTGCCACTGGAACCCAGGTGGGCAGTCCTGCGCTGTCGCTCGCGGGCCAGCCGGTCCTGGTGGGCCTTGTGGACCTGGCTGGCCTTGCGGGCCGAGCGCGCCGCGTGGCCCGACCGGGCCGGGACTGCCTTGTCGTCCTTGCGGTCCCGCCTGGCCTTGCGCTCCTTGCTGGCCTGGACTTCCCTGACTTCCCGGCTCTCCTGTTGGGCCCGCGGGGCCTGGCAAGCCGGGCACGCCGAAGCCAGGCTCGCCCTGGTCACCTTCGGCGCCCCGCGGTCCGGGAGGCCCTGGCGGTCCTGGGGGGCCGGGGATCAGCACGACGCTCGTGGTCGTCGGCGTCGTCTCCACGCCTGACGCTTCCTGCTGGATGGTGACGCCCGCGACGAGCACCCCGGCGAGCACGGCACACGCGGCGAGCAGAGCGATGATGCGAGTGGGGCTAGGCATCGGGGTCTTCCTTCTTCGGCTTCTCTGGTGGGCGAGTGCGCAACGTCTCTGAGCGACCGGCCATGATCCCGAGCAGCGCGCCGAGAATCGCGGTGATGATCGACAGCAACGCGCTCGCCGCCACGCTCGTATCGGCGGTCGGGTCGCGTACTTCGATCAGCGCGATGGCGGTGCCGAACCCGAGAATCGAGAGCGCCACGACCGCGGTCAGTGCCAAGACCATGATCTCCGTGACGGAGCGGTTGCGCACGCCTGAGCGTACGCCGTAGTCTCCCGGCCAGCCGGGACGCCGATGCGCCCGCGATGCCCATCGAGGGTCGAGCGCACATGCGTTCCTCTCGCTGAGGCCAACGACCCCACGAGAGGGAGCAGACGATGCCCGAGGCGTTCGACGTGCCCCAGGACCTGGCTGAACTCAGCGAGGAAGACCTGGATGCGCTGGAACAGGCTGGCATGGAGCGCATCGACGCCATGCTGGCCGAGGACAACCCTGATCTGGCCGAGATGGAGCAGGTCGCCACAGCGATCGAGGCGGTGCGCGCCGAGAAGGCGTCGCGCATGTCGTCCGCTGAGGAACGGCAGACCACCATCGAGGCGATCCGCAACCGGGTGCGCCCCCCGGAGCCCGAGCCCGAGCCTGAGCCGGTCGTGGCTGAGGTCGTCGCTGAGGTCGTGCCCGACTCCGAGGTCGAGTTGGTGCCCGCTGGTGCGACCGCCCAGCAGCGCTACGCCAACCTGAGCGTGCTGCGCAAGACGGCTGCACCACCCCCGCCCGAGCCTGAGCAGGAGCCGGTCGTGATCATCGCGTCGGCTGACGTGCCGGGCTTCTCAGCGGGGCAGCACATGGATCGACTGGCGCTCGCCACGGCGCTCCACAACCGAGCGCGTTCCCTGGACGACGGTTCCAAGGCGATCGTCGCGTCGATCGAAGTGCCGTTCACCGACGAGTTCTGGATGACGGGTGATCCGGCTCACGACTCCGACCTGATCGGTCGCATCACCAACCCGGCGCTTCTCGCGTCTGGTCAGGGCTGGTGCGCCCCGTTGGAGACGCTGTACGGGTTCTTCGACATCTCGGCGGCGGATGGGCTGATCAGCCTCCCGACTGCTGGTGTGCGTCGCGGTGGTGTGACGTATCCGAAGTCGCCGTCGCTGGCTGACAGCGATCCGGCCACGGCTGGCAACCAGGGCTGGGGGCCGTTCTTCCAGTGGAACGAGGCAGCCGACAAGGCTGGCCACACGGCGAACACCAACTCCCCGACGAAGCCGTGCATGCGCATCCCCTGTCCGACGTGGGTGTCAGCGGTCCTCGCCGCTGACGGGCTCTGCATCACCCACGGCAACCTGATGGACCGGGCGTTCCCCGAGCAGACGACCCACTTCGTCAGCCTCGTCCAGAAGGCCCACGCGCACTACATGTCCTGGAAGAAGATGAAGGCCATGCAGACGCTCTCCAACGCCGTCGATCTCTCGGCTGTCACGCCGAGCGACGCCGTGGGGAACCTGGCCAACGCTCTCGGGCTGATCGTGGAGTGGTATCGGACGAAGTACCGGATGAGCCTCAACGCTCCGCTGGAAGCCGTCTTCCCCTCGTACGTGAAGGAGGCGCTGCGCGCCGATCTGGCGATGCGAGCCGGTGTGGCGGCGTGGAACGTCAGCGACGGGGAGGTCAGCCAAATCTTCTCGTCCCGCAACGTCCGCCCGCAGTGGGTGCAGGACTACCCGGACGCTGGCGGCGCTGGCATCCCGGTCACTGCCACCGCGTCGATGAACCCGGCGACGACCACCACGGTCGGCGCCGAGACGAGCGTGGCTGTGTCCTTCCCCTTCAACGCTGTGCCGTCGTGGCCCGCGACGACCGAGTTCATGCTCTACCCCGCAGGCCAGTTCGTCGCCTTCACGGGCGGCACGCTCGACCTCGGTGTGCAGCGCGACTCGGTCCTCAACGCCACCAACGACTTCACCCTGGCCTGGTCCGAAGAGTTCTGGACGTTGGGCATGCCGGGCCACGAGTCGTTGAAGGTCAAGGTGGCCTTGCAGATCGACGGTGTGACCGGCTGCTGCCCGGCCGCGTAGGGCTGATCCCATGACGATGACCGATGACGCCCCCGAAACGCAGGTAGCCGCGGGATCGTTCACGTGGATGCCGCACGTGGAGGGGGCGCCACCGGCCTACCAGCGTTGGCCGAACACGCTGTACGACGTGGCTGAGGTGCGCGACACCCAGGGCCGTGATCCCAGCGGGTCAACGTGGCCGGTGGTCTGCCACAAGGACTACAAGACCTACGAACTCGACTGCACCGCAGCGCAGGTGGACAAGACGACGTTCCTGACCGGCGAAGAGTGGTCGGTTGCGTTGCCGCCGCACGTCATCTACGCAGGCGATCGGTGCGCTCCGGTGGGGCGCACCGAAGCCGAAGCAGTCGCTCGCGCTGAGAACCTGCTCAGCCTCATCGAGCCGTACGCCGTCGCGCAGGAAATCGTGGAGCCTTGGCTGATCGCCAACGCCCCCTCTCCTGTCCAGGCGGTCACGGACGTCTATGTCGCGCTCGGCCTGTTGGAGTGTCGGGCGCGTGACAGCGCGTCGATCGGTTCGATCATGCTCACCCCGCTGACGGCTTCGATCGTCAGTGATCGTCTGGAACGCCAGGGCGACCGGCTGTTCACGACTCTCGGCACCCCGGTCTGGTTGGGGCCTTGCACCGAAGACACGGAGTACGGCTTCGCGATGGGACCGATCGTCGTGGAGCGAGGGCGCGTCGAGACGCTGGTGGGGTTCAACCGTCAGCGCAACGATCGGGTGGTGATCGCGGAACGCACGGTCGTTGTGACGCTCTCGTGCAACACCGCCAAGATCGCCATCCCGCTCACCTAGGAACGGAGTAGAGATGCCTGGTACTGGCCGAGCGAGCATCAAGAGCCGGATCGTGCGCATCACCGCGCTCGACGGGATCGGTCGTCCTCTGGCGGGCGACTGCGCCTCGCTGGTGACGGCGGGCTACACCAACATCGCCGTCAGCCACGAGTTTGAGGATGGCGAAGAGTTCACTCAGAAGAACGCCTGGGGCGAGTTCTGCGTGAACGACAAGGACCCGGATCGGTTGAAGAACGCCGGGGTGAGCGTCGAGTTCTGCAACGTCCACGCTGACGTCCTGACGATGATGGCGTCGATGGTGCCGCTCATGAGCGGGGCAGCCACAGTCGGCGCAGCGATGACCGAGACGATCTCCGAGGGCGGTTTCGCGATCGAGACGTGGACGAAGATCACGCCGACCACGGGTGGCCCTGGTGGCGAGCAGTTGTGGCTCTACTGGGTGTTCCCGTTCCTGCGCCCCGGTCGGCTGTCGGACTTCACGATGGAGCAGGGTCCGCTGCTCATCACCGTGGAGTCCACGACGCAGGCGTCGAACGAGTGGGACGAAGGGCCGTACCCCACGGAGGCGAACCCGATCCTGTCGTACGGGCTGGTGCTCCCCGAGGGGACGCACTGGGGCTACGTCGAGACGGAAGTGCAGCCGCCTGAGCCCACCGCTGGGTGTGTGGCGATGCCTGCCCCCACGCCGTTGGCGACTGGGGCAACCGCTGGGACGCCTGGCACGTTCCAGCCCGAAGGGAACCGTGCTCCGTCCGACAAGGCAGAGTTGGACACGATCACCCCGTCGCCTGCGACGGCGTGGCTGCCAGGGGAGTACGTGTTGGCGGGCGGTGCGCAGTACCACTGGGACGGCGACTCGTGGATGGCTGGTGCGGTGCCTCAGCCTGCTGGTCCTGCGACGGGTGCGAGCGCTGGGTCGCCTGGTGCGTGGACGCCTCCGGGGTCGGTTCCACCTGCCGACGCGGCCGAAGCGATCACGGACGGCGTGTCCGCTTCCCCGAACACGGCCTGGACGGTCGGCCAGTACGTCCAGGGCGGCACAGTCGGTGTTGGTGGGGAGATGTTCTGGGACGGCACGACCTGGCAGGCCGGTCGAGCCACCTGAGCACGGAGTCGAGGGGCGAGCGTCGCGGAACGCTCGCCCCTCGGCGCGTAGTGGGAGGATGAGCGCATGACCTGCGATGCCTGGGAATACACGCTCTCCCCGACATGCGATCTGAGCGGGTACACGCCTGAGCAGATCGCCGCTGCTGAGGCCGCAGCCCAGGCGCTGCTCTGGGCCGCGTCGGGGCGTCGTTTCGGGGTGTGCTCGTACCAGGAGGAACTGCGGTCGTGCTACTGCATGTGCCCGACTGACTGCTGCGACGCGTGCCGCATCACGTTGTCGCGCAAGCCGGTGGTTGAGATCATCTCGGTGACGTTGCCGGGTGAGACGATGGCGATGGACCCGTCGCTCTACACCTTCAAGTGGGGGAAGTTGGTGCGGCTCGACGGCTACCACTGGCCCACCTACGCCCAGTGCGTCCAGGACGGGCTCGTCATCGCCTACAAGGCGGGCGTCGCGCCTCCCCCGAGCGCCGCGCTGGCGTTGGGCGAGTTGGTGTGCGAGATGCTGCTCGTCGGGTCGCCTGAGTGTCGCATCCCCGCCAACGCGGTGAGCGTGTCGCGTCAGGGCATCACGATCGAACTGGCGCAGGCAGCGTCGATCTTGGGGAAGGCGTCGGGTCTGCCGCTCGTGCAGGGCTTCGTGGCGCTCACCAACCCGTCAGGGATGATGGTCCCGTCGAAGGTGACCTCCCCCGATGACGACGGTTGCGTCGAACGCTCCGTCGAGAACTACGTGGCCTTGTCGTGAGCCTGGTTGTCACGTCCCCGTCGTTGGCGGTGCAGAGTGCCGTGCTGGCTGCTTTCAACGCGCTGGAAGACGCTCAGCGTCCGGTTGCGCGGACCAGTGTGACGGTGGGTGTGACCCCGTGGGATGACTGCTGCGCCGGGCAGTTGTACGCCCGGATCGACCGCTTGTTCCGCTCGGATCGCTTCCCTGCTGAGGGGCTTTACACCGGCCAGGAGTGCGCGACGCCGAACGCGGCGCTGATCGTCGTCGGCTTGGTGCGCTGCTACCCGTCGATGGACGAGGGAGGCAACGCGCCGCCAGCGATGGACGAGTCGTCCGCAGCGCTCGGCTTGTACGACGACGCCTTCCTCATCTGGCGCACGTTGCAGACCGAGCAGTGGTGGCCTGACGCGGTGTACGTCCAAGGGCAGGGGTTCCTGTCGATGGGCGGTTGCTGCGCGGTGGAAACGACGGTGTTCACCGAGTTGGTGTGATGGCGAACTTCCGGGTTCACGCTCGCCACGTTCTCCACTACCAGGATGCGCAGGTGCGCCGCATCATCGGCGCGCCTGACGGCATGGTCGGTCATCGCTTGGGACGTCTCGCGGACGAGGTCGCGAACGCTGCTCGTCGTCGCGCGCCGCATGACACCGGGCGGCTCGCCGGGTCGATCCGTGCTCGTGTTGGCGGGCGTGGCGGCTCGCTCCAAGGCGTCGTGGAAGCCACTGCGCCGCACGCCAGATGGGTTCACGACGGCACCGGCATCTACGGACCGCGCCATCGTGCGATCCAGTCGAGGGGCAGGCTCATGGCGTGGCGCGGGAACGGCGAGGACGTGTTCGCTCGTCGCGTCAGAGGTATGCCACCCAACCCGTTCTTGAAGGACGCAGCGGAGGCCGTGATCGGTCTGCGCGCCATCTAGTACGGTTCGCCGCGATGACACGCATCGACTTCGACGCCGAACGGGCGTCACTCGCGGCTGAGCCGTTGGAGTTCATCCTGTTTGAGCGCCACTGGCAGTCGCCGCCGCTGATGACGCTCGCGGAGAAGCGCCAGTTGACTCGTCGTCTGGCCGAAGCACAGGACACTGGCGACCCTGACGAGGCGATGGACGCGGTGCTCGACATGCTCGGCCAGTTGGTGATCCCCGCGGAACGTGAGGATTTCACCGCTCTGATGGAAGAGAAGGGCGACGAGGCGCTGGCCATGCGCGTCATGGAACGGCTGATGGAGGCCCACAGCGGCCGCCCTACGCGGCCGCCCAATGGATCGAGAGCGCGATCTGGGCGAACTTTGCCGAGTTCGACGGCTACTGCGCAGCCCGCGGGGTAGACCCGGTAGCGCTCCCGCTGTATCGCGTGTTCAACCTGTGGTGGTACGCGGTGACGGAGCACGCCGACGAGCGTGAGCGTGATCGGCTGCGCATGGAGGTCGAGAGCCACGTGCTGCGTTTGGAGGTCACGGCCAGCCCGCTAGCGCCCGAAGAGTTCGTGCCGTCGTGGTGGAAGGGCGACGACGAAGCCGCGATGTCCACTCGGGCTGCCGCGGCGATGTTGGGCGGGAACCGACGATCTCAGGAAGGTCTGGTGGCTAGGACGTAGCATCCGCCCATGTCTACGTCGGTCGGCAGGATCGTCCTCAACCTCGACGTGGACCCCGGTGACTTCGTTGCCGAGAACGAACGCATCGGTGTGCGAGGCGGGAACGCTCTAGAGAAGGGCTACGAGCGCGGCGCGGCGGGCATGCACACCAAGGCTCGCAAGGGCCTCATGGACACCAGCAAGGTCGCGAAGATCGCGTTCGGCAACATCGTGGCCTACGCGACGCAGAGCATCACGTTCGGCGCGGCGGCGCTCGTCAAGTTCGGGCTCGACACGATGGGCACGCTCCAACTGGCCGAGCGGTCCATGGAGGCGTTCGGGTATCAGGGCCAGGAAGTCGAGCGCGTCATGAAGCGCTTGCAGGACGTCGCGAAGAAGACCCCGTTTGAGTTCCCCGAACTGGCTGACGCGACTCGTCGCATCTACGCCGTCAGCGAGGCGATCTGGGGGACCGGCCAGTCGTTGCAGCAGACCGAAGAGAACGTCTTTGGCCTCGTGGACTCGATCGGCAACCTGGTGGCGACGTTCGGCGGCACCCAGGCGAACTTCGACAACGCCGTGCTGGCCGTGTCGCAGATGGGTTCGCAGGGCAAGATCGCCGCGCAGGAGATGCGCCAGTTGAACGACGCGCTCCCCGGCTTCAACGCCTGGCGCGAGTTGGCCGCGGGCATGGGCATCTCCGAGGAACAACTGCGCAAGTTGGTCAAGGGCGGGCAGGTGCTGTCGAAGGACGCGCTACCCGTGCTGTTGCAGCGCATGAAGGACTTTGGCCCCGCGGCTGGGGCGATGGAGCGGGCGTCGAAGACGATCACGGGTGTCCTGTCGAACTTGAAGGACGTCGTGTCGTTCGCGCTGGCCGAAGCGCTCATCCCGTTCGCTGACGCCCTCATCACGCTGTTCAACGTGGACACCGGCACGCTCATCGGGCCGTTGGAAGAGGTGCTGACGTCGTTCGGCAAGATCGCCTCGTCGCTGCTCATCGCGTTCGCCCCGGCCCTGGCGAACTCGCTCACGCTGTTCGCGGAACTGGGTGCCGTGCTCGTCAAGGTCGTGGACTGGCTCGCGCCGATCATCCCGAAGATCATTGAGTTCGCGGACGCGTTGAAGGACGACTTCATCGAGCGCATCCGTTTGTGGGGCGAACGGCTCGCCGGGTGGTGGGACGCTCTCGCAGGGCCACGTGAGGGGCTGGGCGGGTTCGTGGACGGGCCGCTGACGAGTCTGGTCGAATGGGCCGAGAAGGTCGGTCTGCTCACTGGCGGCAAGGACGTGCTGCTCGATCTGGCGCTCGGGCTCGGCGCGTTGAAGTTGGCGGCGGTCGGGATCGGGATCGTCACCGGGTTCTTCCAGAGCGTCGTCCTGTTCTGGGAGCCTGCGGCGAAGATCATCGCGTTCATGGCCACGAAGGCGATCTGGCCGCTCGTCACGGCGCTGTGGGGACTGGCGGCCACACCGGTCGGGCTGATCGTGCTGGCGGTCGCAGCGATGGCGGGGGCGTTCGCGCTGCTCTACTTCCACGTCAAGCCGTTCCGCAACTTCATCGACTCGATCTTCACCGACAAGTTGTCCACGATCCTCGGCGTGATCCTCTATCTCACGACAGGGCTCGGCTTCGCGTTCTTCGTGCTCTACAAGAAGGTGAAGCCGGTTCGCCAGGCCGTGGACTGGGTGTGGCAGTCCTTGCAGAAGTTGTGGGACGTCATCCTCGGCGTTGCGGACGCCATCTTCGGCACACTGCAAGCCGCGTTCGGCATCATTCTCACGGTGTGGAACGCAGTGTGGGGAGCGGTGGGAACGGTGGTTCGCACCGTCATCGCGGTCATCACGGACCTGTGGGCGCAGATGGGCGACGAGATCGGCATGGTCATCGGCGCGATCTACAACCTCGTGGCTGCGGTGTTCAACCGCATCTGGCAGACCATCCGGTTCTACGTGGACATCATCACCGGGCTGTGGGATGCCCTGTTTGAGATTTGGCGGGTCGTGTGGACGGAGATGACCAACGTCGCCAGCAACCTCTTGGGGGGCTTCACGGAGTACGTCTCGACCATCTGGAACCTGCTGTGGGGGATCATCGAGGACACGGTGGAGCAGGTCTGGGCGGTCATTGGGCCGATCATCGAGGATGGGCTCGCGCTGGCGAGCGCAGCCTTCGATGCCTTCATCGCGTTCGTCGGGCCGCTCTGGGAGGTCATCTGGGCGTTCATCTCGTCGGCAGTCTCGATCGCCGTCGAGACGGTGCGTAACGTTGTCGAGGGCATGCTCCAAGTGATCGCGGGCGTCATCGACACGGTCGCGGCCATCATCAACCTCGACTGGCAAGGCGCGTGGGACTCCGTGTCAACGATCGTGGAGGGCGCCTGGAACATCTTGAAGGGCATCCTCAACGGGATCATCAACTTCTTCCGCACGACCTGGGACACGGTGTACGACGCGCTGACCAAGCCGTTCATCAAGGCGTGGGATGAGATCAAGAAGGTGTGGGACAAGGCCAAGTCGTTCTTCGGCGGGATCATCGACAGCATCAAGGGCGTCATCAACGGCTTCATCGACCGGTTCAACGCGATCCAGATTCCGGGCGTGACGGTCGGCGGGATGGAGTTGCCTGGTCCGATCCCCGACATTCCGTCGTTCTCGATCGGCCCGTGGGACTTCCCCAACATTCCGTTCCGTCTGGCGCAAGGCGGGCTGATCACGACGCCGACGTACGCGCTGGTGGGCGAGGCAGGCCCGGAGGTCGTGATCCCGTTGTCGAAGCCTGCTCGGGCTCAGCAACTGATGCAGCAGGCGGGTTTGAGCGACACGACGGCGACCGGCAGGGCGATCGTGTCGATCGGGACGGCCACGTTCGTCACGCCGACCGATCTTGATCTGCTGTTCCAGAAGGCTGAGGCTGCCATGGTGCTGACAGGAGCGATCTGATGCGCAACAGGGGCAACACGGCGTTCCTCGCAGCGGTGCCGCGTGCTGGTGGGGACACTGGCAGCGATGTGCCAGTCCCCACGGTGCAGGCCCCTCGTTCGCTGATCCTGTTCGCTGACGATCTGGGCGAGTTGGACCTGTCGTGCGAGAACGGGTACATCGTGACGAGCCTCGAAATCGGCTTCCCCACCGTGCGCGAAGTGCTGTTCGAGATGGCCTACATGAACGGCATCTGGGATGAGACGGGCTACTACGGAGCGTCGGCGGTGTCGCTCGGGCTCGCTCTGGACGGTGCGAAGGCGCCGGTGCAGATGCTGTTGGATCGACTGCGCGCGTATCTCGTGCCGTGGCGACGCCCGAAGTTGCGCTACCACCCGAACGGGTACTCGACCGCACGCGAGATCACGATGCGCGGCCAGGACTGTCGCGCCGTGTTCGACAACCCTCGCGTGATGGGTGTGATCGCGCAGTGGATCAACCCGCAGGGCCGCGCGTTTGAGTACCTGCCTGACACGCCTGACGGCTATCGCTGCGCCACGTTCGGCTTCGACCAGCCGCAGGGGCGCACGTACAACCGCCAGCACTCGTGGGAGTACCCGGCTGGCATCACGAACGCCGTGCAGGTCACCAACGAAGGCAACGCCGTCTCGCCGTGGAAGATGCGCATCACGGGTGGCGTGCAGCAGCCCTTCGTGGACTTCATCAACCCGCTCAGACCGACCTACACGTTGAACCTCAACCGCACGCCGCTGACGATCCCGTTGGGCGGCTGGGTGGACATCGACAGTGCCGCACGCAGCGTTGTTGACCAGAGCGGCACGTCGCTCTACAACAACCTCGTGGACGCGTTGCTGCCTGCGCTGCCGCTCGGGACGACGACCGTGCGTGCTCGTGCCGTGGACGCCGACGATGTTGCGCGGGTGGAGTTCTGCTACCGCAGCGCGTGGATTTAGATGCGCCAGGCACATCTGGGAACGGGGCCGTGGCGCTCGGCTGAGCCTGAGCGGGACATCATCCAGTGGGGCTCGATCTCGGTCGTCTACCAACTGGATCAGCCGAACAACGGCACGATTCGTGTGATGAGCGCGGCGCATCCGACGACGCCGGGAGTGCGGCTCGCGGAGAACGACCTGTGGGTGTACGACGAGTCAGACAACCTGATGTTCCGAGGGCGGATGCTCCCCCAGCCGCTCGACGTCACACCCGACTCGGCCAAGATCGACTTCAACCTGCTCGACTACCGCGGGCTACTCGACCGTCGCTTCCTGATGAGCGACGTGTCGCACGCCGACGTGGAACAGACCGAGATCGCCTGGTCGCTGATCGCGCACACGCAGGCTCAGCCTGGTGGTGATCTCGGGATCACTCGTGGCGAGATGCCCGCGACGGGCCAGTTGCGGGACCGCAACTACGACGCGGGCGACTGTGTGGGCCAGCGGTTGCAGGAACTCTCCAACGTCTCCAACGGCTTCCAGTACGAGATCGACGCCGAGTTGAAGTTCAACCTGTGGCCTGATCGTCGTCGTCAGCCCGCGGGCTACGTGCTGCATCTTCCCGGCACGGTGGACTACGCGAACATCGAGAGCGGGATCGACCGCTACTACAAGGCGGTCGTCGTCACGGGCGACAAGAGCGTGGTCGGGCCTGCGGTGCGAACCGCGGACGATGTGGCGCTCGCGCCGGAAGGGCGCTGGGAGATGGCCTTCGCGTACTCGGACGTGACGAATCCATCCACGCTGGCGTCGCACGCCGATGGGCGCCTGCTTGACGGCCAGTATTTGCAGCGCCTCTTCAACTTGCAGATCGCACCGCAGTTGACGTACGACGCCGAGTTCCGCCCGCAGGTGGGGGACGTCGCCCCGGTGCTGATCCGCTGGCCCAGCGGCGAGATCGAGACAACGGTGCATGTCGTGTCGGTGGACTGGTTCATCGAGCCGACTGGTGGGGTGCGCTGCACCTTGTCGTGTGCGGAGGACTCGACATGAGCGACACTCGCAACACCGACCAGTGGACCGCCGACGCCGCGAAGCGGTTTGCGCAACGCCAGGACGAAATCCAGCAGCGTCTCGCCGTCGTGGAGCGGCACAAGCACGCCGGGGGCGGCACGGGTGGCGGCGGTGGGATCGCACCGAACGAAGTCGTCATCTCGACCACCGACCCGATCGGGTCGATCCCCGAAGCGGAACTCTGGTTCGACCCTGACGCCACCCCGCTTCCAGGCACACCAGGCCCAGAAGGACCAGAAGGCCCGATGGGACCGGAAGGCCCGGCAGGCGCGCCTTCGACAGTGCCCGGCCCGCCTGGTGCGCCGGGAGTCGTTCAGTCTGTCGTGGCAGGGGCGAACATCACGGTGGACTCCACGGACCCTGCGGCGCCGATCGTGTCTTCGACAGCGACGGGCGGCGGGGTGGAAGAGGTGTTCATCGGCCCGGACGAGCCGACCGGCTCGGAGGAACTCTGGTATCAGACCTTCCCGGCTGTCCCTGGTGGCGCGGTCGCTTTCAAGACGGCACTGGGCAACGCCGTCTCCATCGTCTCGGGTTCCACGCTGGTCATCACCATCTCGGCGCCCATCGCGGTGGACGACCTGGTGGTCGTGCGGGTGGCCAGCGACAACCTGACCGCCACGACGCCGACGTTCACCTGCGCCGACTCAGGCGGGAACACGTACACGACGCTGGTGCAGAAGGCCCAGCAGAGCATCGCCGCCAACGGCTGTGCCATGGGCCTGATGGTCACCAAGGCCACGACTGCTGTCGCAGCAGGCGGGACGATCACCGTCACGCTCTCGGGTGCGGTGGTGTGTCGAGCGGGCTACGCCGAGTCGTTCACCGGGGCGACGGCCACCGTGCGGGCCTCGATCACGTCCTCGGCCAACGCTTCGGTTACCTCGACCTCCGGGCTGCTAGTCGGTGCGCTCGCTGGCGACTTGGTGCTGGGCGTCGTCGGCATCGAGAACAACGTGGCGGTAACCGGGGATGCTGACGTTGCCGGTGGCGCATGGTCGGCGCTCGCGGGGTTCGTGGCGAACACCGGCACGACCACCAACTCGATCATCGTGGCGGGCCAGTGGAAGGTGCCTGACGCCGCGGTCGACCAGACCCACAACGTGACGTGGACCGGCTCGACCGACTTCGCTGCGGGCATTGTGGCGCTCGTTCCTGGCGGTGCTGGTACGCCAGGCGGCGAGAGCATCCTCTGGGCACGAGTCGACGGTGTGTGGGTGGAAGTCCCCACCCAAGGTGCGCCCGGTGCTGACGGTGCGCCCGGTGCTGACGGTGCGGAAGGCCCAGCAGGTCCGCCCGGTGCTGACTCGACGGTGCCTGGCCCGGAAGGTCCGCAAGGTCCGCCTGGCCCCGTCGTCCCGCTGGACTCGTTGACCGACGTGAACGCCCCGGCCCCGGCCGATGGGCACGTGCTCACGTGGGACTCGACCACCAGCCTGTGGGTGGCCGAGCCTGGGACCGCTGTGGCGACCAGCGAGGTCGAGGTCAGCACGACCGATCCGATCGCCACGAACCCGAACGCCGAGTTGTGGTGGGACCCGGACGCGGTGGCGGTGCCGTGGGTGCCATCGTCGGCGGGGGAGGCGACGCAGGGCATCGTGGAGTTGGCCACCGCGGCTGAGGCGAATGCTCGCACCGACGCGACTCGTGCGCTCACCCCGGCCAGCACTGCGGCGTGGCCACGAGGCGTGATCGCTCGTACCTTCTGCGTCCAGACCGAGGGCACGGTGGTCACCAGCACGCCGGTTCTCTACGCTCGGTGGAAGGCGGTCCCGTTGGTGGCGGGTCGCATGTATCGAGCCGAGTGGGCGATCCGAGCGTTCCAGTCGGCGGCGAACACGTACGCGATCTTTCGACAGATGACCGGTCAGAACGCCGCTGTGGGGATGCCTGCGATCGACATTCTCCCCAACGTCTTCCCTGGCGTGTACGGGGCGGGCGTGTTCAGCACCATCCTTGTGCCCACCGCCACTGGCACCTATGACGTAGGTGTGAACATTTCCTCGGCCGGCTCGATCACCATCTACGGCGGGTCGGCCTGGTTCATCATCGAGGACCTCGGCCTGAACGTGCCCGAAGTGTCAGGAGTCTGACATGGGAGTTCTCTACGCACGCGAGTCCGGGGCGTGGGTGCCGGTCGCGGGCCAAGGCATCGGCATCCCCGCGGGCGGCACCGTCGATCAAGTGCTCACCAAGGCCAGCGCCACGAACTACGACACGGTGTGGGCGACCACCCCTCTCCCCGAGCCGTTCATCATCCGCGACCCGATTGGCGCGGAGGTGCCGCAGATCATCTTCGACACCGGGGATGGCAATGGTGCGGGGATCACGTCGCGGTCCGTGAAGATTCAGTTGTACGCCAACATGCTGAGGTTCATCGACATCGGGCTGAACCCGAACTACGTCATCGGCTACTTCAAGGCGGTCAGCACCACCGAGGCGGAGTTGACGGTTGGCGCCTGGACCTGGAACAGCGCCGCCGACAACTACCTGCGCTTCCATCACGGCTCTGATCGAGCCACGTCCGAGATGTTCCTCGATCAGAACGGCGGGCTGGGGCTGCGTGGCGGGCTGTCGACTGGTGCGTCGGCCAACATCGCTGGTTGGCTCACCGTCCCGAACGTGACCCTGACGAGCAACTACATCTACGGCTCCAACGTCGTGATCATCACGGGTCAGGGCAGCCCGACTTGCAACCTCCAAGTCAACGCGTCCAACGGTGCGACCCACCCGATCGTCTACATCGCCTCCAACCCGACAGGCAACAACTGGAACAATCGTCCGCTCTGCGTCGCGAAGCACTCCGGGGCAGGCGAGGTCGCGATCGGCTTCGTCAACCACGTCACGGGCTACACAGCGGCCATCCAGTTGTATTCGGATGGTGCGTACTACTTCGGCGCGATCAACGGGGCGAACAACGGCTACATCAAGTGGCTGGCCTCAGCGTTCCAGGTCACCAGCAGCGCCCGCTTCAAGAGCGACGTCGAGCCGTTGTCGGGAGCACGTCGCCTCATCGAACGGGTGGGAGCGGTGCGCTACCGCGATCTCCAACACGAGTTGGCGATCGCGGCGTCATCCGAGCCGGTCCACAACGCTGTGCGCGAACCGCAGCCACCAGTCGAGTCGCTCTACCGCTTCGGGCTCATCGCGGAGGAAGTCGAAGAGGTCGCCCCCGAGTTGGTCATGTCCAGCCCCCATGGCCCGACTCTCGATCTGTCGGGACTGGTGGCCGTGTTGTGGCAGGCGGTGAAGGACCTGCGCGCTGAGGTCGCTGCTCTACAGTCGGCCACACCATGAGCGACGACCCGACGATGATCCCGGTGCCGATGGATCGCGTGGTGCGCGACCTCGCACAACGGGTAGCAGACCTGACCGTCGAGAACGCCTACTTGAAGGCGATCCTCGCGGCCCAACAGGAAGGGGAAGGTGATGAGCGCAGCGTCCATCAGCCAGGCAGCAACGGACCCGGAACTGCGAGCCCGAGTGCTGGCGATGGCTCACCGGGAGTTGCAGTTCGATGAGGCCAAGGCTGGCTCGTCGTACGGGAAGCAGTTGGCCGCTGGGCTGATCGGGGCTGAGCCGCTGATGTACCCCGTGGCGGTGGACACCGAAGCGGCGTACGAGTCGGCGTTGCAGTCGGGTCGTGGCGCGCCGGGCCACGACGCCGACATCATCACCGACGCTGCGCTCACCGCGGCGATCGGGGCGCACTGGCCGTGGCAGAACGGCGAGGAACCCCCGGCGTCGCCGTGACGGGAGTGCTGTACGCCCGGTCGAGTGGGGCGTGGGTGCCGATCCACGCGCCTGGGATCGGGGTGCCTGCTGGCGGGTTGACTGACGAAGCGCTCGTGAAGCGGTCGAACAGCGACTACGACACGATGTGGAAGCCGATCACTGGCGGGGGCGGCGGGATCACGTCGTGGTCGATCCCTGACCCGGTGGGCAGCGGCCTCCCGACGCTCACTTTCGAGGGCGGTGATGGCGCCAACGGTGTCGGCCCCAACCCGTATCTCTACCAGTTGTATCTCTACAACGATCGGCTCACCCTGATCTCAGGGCGTCAGAGCAAGCGCGTGGTCGAGTTCAGCCGCACCGGCGCTGACCGAGTGACGTTCGCGGTGCAGGACTGGGAGTGCGACGCTGACAGCACCGGCTATCTGCGCTGGTACTACGGGGCTGACCGCTCCAACGTCGAGTTCTCGGTCAACTCAGCGGGTGACGGCTACTTCCGAGGCAGCCTCGGGGTGATCGGCACAGGCATCAACGCCTTCGCGGCTCGTGTGAGCGCCGCTGACTTCGTGGCGGGCAACGGCGCCTACTACGGCAACGGCAACATCACGCTGAACCCCAACGGGAGCGGATACTCCAACTGTGTGGGTTACAACGGCAACGTTTCGCTGTTGTCGGGACATGCCGCCTACTACGCGAACTGGGCGAAGGTGTCGATCAACTGCCAGCCGCCCGGCAACAACGCTGAGCATCGCCCGCTGTCGTTGCACAAGAACGCTGGGGGAGGGGAAGTCGGGCTCGGCTTCCTCAACCACGTGACCGGCTGGACGGGCTCGTGGCAGTTGCACTACGACGGTTCGATCTACCTCGGCGCGGTCAACGGGGGGAACAGCGCCACGATCAAGGTCAACGCCGCCGCGTTCAACGTGGTCAGCACCCGACGCTTCAAGGCCGACATCGAACGTGTCGGCGCGTTGGGTCGCTACATCGTGGATCACGTCGAGCCGGTGCGGTTCCGTGACTTGCAGCACGAGATGGAGATGGCCCCCGAGTGTCTGGCCGTGATGACTGATGGGACACCACGAGAACCGCCGACTGTCGAGCCGCTGTGGCGCTTCGGGCTCGTCGCGGAAGAGGTCGCTGCGGTCGCACCTGAACTGGTCGCGCCGTCGATGCACGGCCCTGGGCTCGACGTGTCCGGTCTGGTCGCGGTGCTGTGGCAGGCAGTCAAGACGCTCAGCGCACGAGTCGAGGCTCTGGAAGCCCCCGCGAGTTAGGGTGTGCCCGTGAGTGACTTCGGGGACTGGGAACCAGCGGATTCGTTCGACACTGACGCTCCCGACCCGGAATCCGTGGCACGTCTACTACTCCGGGGATTACGTCACGTGACGAAAGACGAGTCGCGACCGCTGTTCGATGACCTGCACCCCGACGAGCGAGCCGCGTACGCCTACGCGTTCGCTGATCTGCTCGACCGGCTGCGACGCGAGGGAGGACTGCGGTAGTGGGCGACATCTGGCTCAACGGTTCCACGCCCAACTACCGCAACGTGGCCGACGTGCTGGACGACGTGGTGCCCTTGAAGGTCTACCCAGGATGGGAGTGGAACAGCCGCAGCAGCGGCGGCTTCTCTCAACTCCTTGTGATCTACAACCACCACACCGCCTCCAACACCACACCGGCCAACGACGTGAACTACTGCATGACCGGGCCGGACAACCCGATCGCCAACGGCCTGCTCGACCGCACCGGTCTGCTGCATCTGTACGCCGGGGGCGCCAGCAACCACGCAGGGAAGGGTGGGGGGAGCGACAGCCGGCCTCCGTGGCAGTCATCGAAGGGCACAGTCCCCGAAGACGCCGGGAACTCCAACGGATTCGGGTTGGAGATCGCGAACGCAGGGACAGGTGAGGCGTACCCGGCGTCGCAGCAGGACTCAGCGGTGAAGATCAACGTCGCTCTCAGCCAGGCTTACGGGCTCGTGCCCGCGACGGACTCGCTGAGCCACTGGGAGTGGACCGACCGGAAGTGCGACCCCACTGGCCCGTCCCGCTTCTGCGACGGGAACCACGACGGCTGCAACAACGCGTGCCGTTGGAACATGGACCTCTTCCGCGCGGAGGTCGCTTCACTCATGGGCGGGCAGCCTGGTCCCACCCCGATCCCAGGAGGAACGTTCGTGCTGCATCTGCTCTCTGTGAAGGACGTCAACGCCAAGTTCGTCGGCATGATCGACTCCAAGGGGCTGGGGCACACCGTCTCGTGGGTTCGCGACCAAGCCGAGTACGACCTCTACGAACGCCTCGGCGCGACGAAGCGGGAGTTGGGCATGGGTGACTTGAAGGGCCTCTGGCTTGTCGGGTCGCTCCCCACGGGTGACACGTTGCACCAGTGGACCGGCAGCGAGTTCCACGCGGCCTGACCGGCGTAGCATCCCGCCATGGCTCTGACCGTCACCCCCGTCAAGGGCAACCCGATCCTCGCATCGTGGGGTGCCGAGATCAGGGACCGCACGAATCAGGTCTTCGCCAACTACAACGAGTTGCTCGCTCAGTGGCCCGGAGCGCCGGAAGGCGCGCAGGCCGTCACGATGGACGACGGTACGTTCTGGATTCGTCGTGGCGGGCTGTGGCAGCGCCCGCTGAATCTGCCGTGGGGCATCCAGTACCAGAAGGCGCTCAACGACCCGATCAGCATCACGATGACCAACCCTCCGGGCACTGCGGACTGGGCTGAGTGGACGGACCCGCAGCGCCAGTTGCGGGCTCGACGCACCTACATGGTGCAGTTCTCCTGTCGAGTCGAAGCGCAAGCGGGGCCGTACCCGATCACGTACGGCGGCGTGGTCAACGTCGATACGCAGGTGTCGCCGCCTGACTACGCGTTGTCGTACCACGCGAACTGGGCGGGGTTCCTTGTCGGCCAGGAAGTGCTCGTCTACGGCTGGCCGTTGGAACGTCTCGGCGCTGCATATCGGGCGAGCGCAGTCGGGTTCTTCACGACGGGCGGCAACCCTGGTCAGGCGATGAGCGTCGCCTTCCAACACGTCATCGTCGGCGCCCCGGCTGGCGCTCGGGTGATGACCAGCCAGCGGTACATCGCCATCATGGACATCGGCCCCGCATGAGGGCTCAGCAGGCGCTACCCGAGGAGTCGCCGTGACTGTCAACCCGATGTGGCTGCAAGCGGGCAACTACGAGGCTCGTGAGGATCGTCAGGTGATCGCTGCGAGCGCGTCGAGTGAAGGCATCGCTCGTGGCTTCGGGGTGACGCCTCGTGGGCTCGGGGCGAACATGAGCGTGGACGTCGCGGCGGGGCTCTGCTACGTGCAGGGGGACGATTCGCCCAACCAGGGCATGTACGTCGTGGAGAACGACGCTCCGATGAACCTGCCGATCTCTGCGGCTCCTGCGAGCGGTCAGCGCTGGGACGTCGTGTGCGTGAAGGTGAACGACCCGTCAGCGGGCGGCGCGACAGGCGACAACGCGGAGATCATCGTCGTGGAAGGCTCGCCGTCTGCTGCGCTTCCCCCGCCTCAACCTTCGTTGCCGCCGAGCGCGTTGGGGATCGGCTGGATCATCGTCTACGCCGGGGTCGTGGCGATCAACCAGGACTACATCAACACGACCTCGTTCACGTCGCTGCCGAACGTGGGGGTGTGGGGCTAGACGGCGTGGATGCCAGGCAACTGGTCATCATCGAGCCGGGTGACCCACGTGCGATTGGCGGTCACTTCGGCGCCTCGTTCGGCGGCGTCCATCATCATGCGGAGATGGTCGCGCTCGTCGTGGAGCGGCTGGGAGTAGGCGCCGAGCAACTTCTCTAGGTCACGCATGAAGCGGCGACCCATGTGGAGTTTGTCGGCGTGAATCCAGATGCGCCTGAGTCGTGCGATCTCCTGCTCGACCTTCTGCTGTTCCCGTTGGATGCGCTGAACGTAAGCGCCCGCTGCTTGTGTCATGAGTCCCTCCGCGTGTTGGTGTGTGTCCACGCGTCAGAGTGTAGCAGAACGTTGCAGGATGGGAACGATCTCCCGTTGCAGATCGTTCTTGCCTGAGCGCCACAGATACGCCTCGACACCAGCGCAACGACCGAGGCGTTCCAGCACGTAGACCTGCTCCGGGGTGACCGGCGTCTTCGGCCCCTTGATCTCCGCGAACACGATGCGAGGCGGGCGAATCAGCGTCAGATCAGGCCAGCCCTTCAACGTGGTAGCCGTGACCCACGTGCCGTCGCGGTTCTGGCCGGGGCGATGCCAGCAGACGTCCCAGCCGAGCAGCATCGCGGCGTCCTCGATCGAGCGTCGGTACTCCGTTTCGGACGGGAGCAGCGCGCGATATATCGCGCGGTCTGCTGCCCATGGGGGGCGGCGTCTACCAGCCACGACGCTTCCGCTGCTTGTAGACCTGCTGGTAACGCCGGTTCGCTTCACGGCACCGCACGCAGCGGCACGGGTTCTTGCGGCGGTTGTAGAGCGCTCGCGTCCCGTGCTTGGCGACGGGGAGCCGAATCTTCATCGGTGTGGAGACAGACCCGCTAGCCGTCTCCACCCCGACGACACACACCGCGGACGAGGAATCCGTGGGTTGCTCACACGTTACCCGGCTTCCTGAGCACGGCGACATCTTCCCACTGGACGCGCTCTCGGTTGTCGCCGTAGGTGAGCCCGCTGAGCCCGACGATGTGATGCGCCTCGTAGTCCAAGCCGAGTTCCATGAGCAGCCCGATGTGCCACGCCGTCACGCAGTAGCACGTGTCTCGGCGCTGTCGGCTCACGGCGTTCTTCGTGTTGAGGATGAAGATGCCGCCCGGTCTGAGCACACGCACCGACTCTCGCCACGCCTGTTCGTGGAGGATGCGGTACTCGGCGGTGTCGAAGTGCCAGCGCCCCGTGTTGTTCATGGGCAGCAGGTACGACGGCTCCTGGCGGATCGCTCGGGCTCGATGGACGTACGTGTGGCGGGCGCTCGTCTCGGACGACAGGAAGTGGTCGTTCATGCCGTTGCCGTACGTGGGGGAGACGCAGATGGCGCCGAACGAGCCGCTGTCGAAGCGAAGGTTGCACGCGTCGCCTTGCTCCACGATGTCCTTGCGCACGATGAACACCGGTTCCAACTCGACGCCGTAGCAGTGCCAGCCCGTCGCGTCTTGGAGGTCAGCCAGTCGTTCGCCTGTCCCGGCCATCGGGTCGAGTAGCCAGCCCCCAGCGCCCTCTCGTTGCAGGATGCTCGTGAAGAGGGAGATGAGCCGTTCGTTGTAGCGCGCGGGGTGCTGAGCGGGTGTCGTCATGGCATCACGTACTCCTGGGTGGGATCGCCGTCAGGGCGGCGACGACCGGATTGGACGTGGCGATACCAACCTTCGGGCTCGCTCGTCCCGTCGTACTCGATCAGCGCCGTGACCACGACGCTCTCGTCCTCGTATCAGTAGCCGTCGTCCACCCAGTCGTACGTGCCGATCAGCAGTCGCCACTTGCCGAACGTCATGCGGCTGATGGCGACGATGCGCCCATCGGGGAGTTCCTTCGCCATGTGGTAGCGGTTGTTCAGCACCCACAGCCCAAGACGGTCCATCAGGCGACCTCCACGGGGATGACCTCGATCGTGAACGCTGTCAGCGGTCGGTTGGGGAGCCCGTCGTCCCGTAGCGGGCGATTCTGGGGGACGCGCCGCCAGAGCGCCCAGTGGGCTGCGGGGTCATCGAACAGCAACGCCTGTTCGATGCTGTCGGTCCACAGGACGAACCCCATGCCGTCGTGGGCTTCGGGGTCGTACTCTTGCAGGTACGCCTTCTCCCCGAGTGGTTCGTCGGGGTCCACGACGAGCGTGCCGACCTGCTGTAAGACGGCCATCGCGTACTTCCTCATGGCTCTGGCTGGGCGGCTGGCGCCTGCTCGGGCGGCTGGGTC